GCCTGTATTCTACTTAATGGTTCATTGTAAGCTAACTGAGCTTGTTGTTGTGCTGCATCTAACTGAGCTTGTTGGAAAGCTAAGTTCCCTGTACCAGCTGCACCTAATTGTTGTACACCTGACGCTGCTAATGATGGTTGTAATGATGCTAAGTTTTTTTGTTGTTCAAATGCATTTTGTGCAAATTGATTTGCTTGAGTAAATCCTTGACCTAATAACTGAGCCTGTAGAGCTGCCCTGTTTCTTGCTGCAGTGTTAGCATACTCTGCTTGAGCTATACCTTCTCTAGCACCACCAAAAGCTCCAGCTTGAATAGCTGTAGCTGCTAATTGTGGAACACCTTTTGCGGTTTGTACATCAAATTCTTGTAACGTCGTATCAATTACTTGTTGCTGATAAGGCGACATGAAAGATTGAAAAGCTTGTGGACCTGAATATGCAGCTGCTTGATCTAAGAAAGGTTGATACCCTGCAACACCCGTTCCTGCTCCTGCACCTGTCACAGCTCCTGTTGCATCAAATTGTAATTGACCAAGACCTGCTTGAGTTGCTGCTTGTTGTTGAGCTGCTTGAGTTAAAACGTTTTGACCTGCAACTTGTGGTCCAAGTTCCGATAACGTTGGTACACCTAACGAGCCAGGAGGCCTACCAACTTGTTGTGTTAATAAATCTATATAGTTTTCCTGAGCTGCTTCTATTGCAGGGGATCGTCTTACTGTTTGTGTATAATCTGTTACTGCCATTATGCTTTACCTACTTGTTCTGCTTGTTTCATTGTTTTATATAATTTTTTAGAGCCTTCTTCAACGTCTCCTCCACCAATACCTCTAACAGCATCAGCAGTCATAACAAATTCGTTTTTACTCAACATAGCTGGTACATCATCAGCTCGTTCTTTAATACCTACTGGGACAAAGCCGCCTTCATCTCTATAGTCTCTTTCAATTACACCTGCTTTATTTTGTGTTAATTTACCTGTTGGCACATCTCCTATACCACCCACTGATCTAAACGTTTTACCTGTTAATTGAAATAGTTCTGCTTCAATATCAGATACATCTGCATCTGCATCTTTTGCTAACATACTATCTCTTAAAACTAATAATTCAGATACTCTGTTAGATCCACCTGCAAATCCTATTCTACCGCCATCTGCTTTCATACCCATAACAGCAATTTCTTTTAATATTGCTGCATCGCTAGGATATCTATTAGGATTACTTAATATTCTATATAGATTAGGCATTGTGTAAGATCTACTTGCTCCACCTGCTCCACCCAATCTTCTAAATAAATATGATTTTTCTGCTCTACTAAATGTAATACCTGCCATAAGATCATCTATATTTTCTTCATCTTCGTCGTCACCAGCTTCAACGTCGATTGCCATAATACCTATTTCAGATGGTTCTTCTGGGCTACCTTTTTTAAAACCTATTCTTCCACCGTCTTTTCTACCGGCAAAAAAGTTAGTTAAGTAACTTGCGTACTCTTCTTGTTTCTCTGCTTTTTTTAATTCATCATACTCTGCTTCAGTTAAATCAGTATCGATTCCAGTTTCAGCGGCTAGTGCTTTAGCTTCTGCATATGAGGCTGAAAAAGCCAATGCTCCCATTACCGCTGCTTTGTCAAGTGTAGTTCCACCTTTACCATCTGGTTTAGTAAACGCCGCTTTAGTTCCTCTTTTTAAAAGATTTAAAGCTTCTCCACCTTTCTGTTGTAATGTACTATCTGGACTTAAAATTGTTTTAATTGAATCTGTAATTGTCATTTGTTGTGGTGAACCTGTAAGAGTTTCTTGTGTTACTTTTTCAGCTATATTTTGTGGGGTTAAAGATACTTCACTCGCTTGCTCTGCTAAAATTGTAGGTGATGCACTTGTGCCTCCTGCAGATTCTGCTAAAGTTATTTCTCCCCCTACTTCAGATCCTGTTAATCCGTCTCCTAAACTTGAAACAGGTTGAGTTCCTCGGTTCGAGAAGAACTTACCAAGACCCGTGTCTGTACCTATAGGGGAACTAAATCCTGATGTAAAACCACTAGGTGTAAATGCACCACCTGATGCAAAAGGATTACCTTGGAATCCTGCACCACCAATGTATCTTGCAGCTTGTCCACCGCCATATGTTAATGCACCGCTTTTTAAAGAGTCACCAATACTACCAGTTTGATCAAAGCTACCAATACCGGCCATAGCACCTGCAAGAGCAGGGTTAAATGGAGCTACAAAAGGAGCAGCTTTAACTGCTATATCCGCTACTTCATTGGGTATAATTTTTCTTACAAATTTTTTAAGTTTACTACCTAAGCCAAATTTTTCTCTAGGGGCAACTTGCATGATGCCTCCGTTTGCTTGTAATTGTCTGTTCATTAAAGATCTAGATATTGCCATAATTTAAATAAATTTATACTGTTACGCAGGCATAGATATCCTGAAAATACTGTACTTTATTTGATTTTTGTAGGCTCGTCAACAGATTTGAGAGGTCGACTGCCTTGCCACAAATCATCTCTAAAACGACCACAATAAGAATACTCACCTACATGAGTAATAAAATCATTAATATATGCATATACTTTACCACCTATATTTCGCCATCTTTGACAAAAACCAAAATCTTCACCAAAATATCTTTTGGTTTCAGGGTCATGTAAAGTGTCAAATAAATTATACATATTAGGTTGTTTAACTTCTTTACCGTTTATTATAGTTGGTTGAAATATTTCAAGGTCTGGATTAGCTTCTATTAAATCAGTTAATACTTTTCTTTTAATTAACATACATCCTGTAGGAATATGGGTAAGTTCTACTACACCATCATGAGCCTCTACCTCATTAGGATTATCTGTTTTAACTGGATAAGTATAACCAGAATTCATTAAATCATCTGGCCCTTGTATAGCATCTTTTTTTTCATGCAGTCTTCTCCACATTTTATCCCAACTTAAAGTTTTCATAGGATAAGGGACACCTATAATATCCTTATCTTTTTCTAACATTTTAAATATAGTTTGTGGATTAAAATCAATATCAGAGTCTACAAATAATAAATGAGTATAGTTATCTTCATGATTTAACATACTAGCAACACATATATTTCTACCTTGTGTAACTAAAGAAGATTTTAATAAAGTAAAACTTACTAATATATTTTTTCTTAAACAAGCTTGTTGAAATTTTAAAACAGCTTGTGTGTAATGCATGGTGACTTCACTATGACATGGTGTACATACCATAATTTTGTACGGGGATACATTTCCTATGTTAATTTCTGTAACCTCAGAATCTACTTTGTTAGTCTTTATAGTTTGATAAGTATCTTTATTGTGTTCTACAATTTTGCTCGAATCTGTTTTATTAAACCAGATGGGTTCATTGTTTTTGCCCGAGGGCGTATTACTTTTTTGCATTAATTGCTCCTTGTAAAAAACGGGCCCAAGACGTAGCTTGTTTGGTCCAGTTATAGTAATTATTAACATACTTAGATTGATCTTCTAAATGACGATGAATAGTAGGGTCATGCAAAGTAATAGCAGCTGCATCAATACCATAAGCAAATTTTTCAGATAAATTTCTGTAGTTAATATCATAGGGTATATACATGGGAAACTCTGCTCCTGTTTCAAACAAAGCTCCATAATTAGTTGTAATACAGTAAAGACCAGCAGCCATAGCTTCTAATAAAGATATGCATGATGTTTCTTCAAAGATACTTGGATACACATACATGTTATAATTATGAATATTTTCTCTAATGTATTCATTTGGTTTATAACCAATATAATTTACATTAGGTAATTCTTTTGCTTGTTTATAAAGTGCAGTATAATTATAATCATTCTGTTCATAAAATTGTTTTCCATATATTTCTGTAGATGAATATACATCTAAACTAATAAGTGGATTCTTTACTAATTGCATTGCACCTAATAATACACTTAGTCCTCTCCAAGGAGTATTTTGATGAATAATTTTTATAGGTTTGTTTTGTTCATAAGGTTTAGCTTTTCCTATTTTTTCTATTCCATTTTTAATTACTAAACATTTGTGACAAGGTAAACCAAACATCATTCTAAATTTTTCATAGTTCCAATGTGAATTAAATACATACCAATCATACTTGTGATGATTAGCTTTATTTTTAAACCAAGGATATAAGTTAGGCTGGTCCCAAGAATTTTTTTGCCAAAGTATATTTACTTTATTTGGGTCAGTAGGTATTTTACCGGGAACACTAGTGCAAATTTGCACTTGATCTAATAACTCTTTTTTAACGTACTTGTTTAAAAACTCTAACTGTAACTCAGTTCCGCCTTTAGGGTTTTGGTTTTTCATTTTGTTTCTGCATTACTTTCTGAAGAACCTCTAATCCTTTAGGAGATACTTGAACAGTTACATCCTGCGCAATATCAGGTCCTTCTTTTTTATCTTTATATATTTCACCTGTCTTTGTATTACGCCACGTTGTTATTGTAGTGCAATCTATTTTTGTCAAATTATCCGTTTTCATTCTCTCTGTTTATTAAAGCATAACTTATTAGGCCTTGTATTTTATTACTGCCTGTAGCTGCTTGCACAGTTATAGCATCTCCTGCTTCTAAATTCAAGCCTTGAGGTGAAGCATTTACTTGTGATTTACCAGGTACATCATCTCTAAAAAATTCATATTCTGTATTTGAATCTGATGAATCTACAAAATTCATGTTTACTAAAATAGATGATGACGCATCGTTATTAGCACAATAGACACTTTTAACTATAATTGCCCCAGTGGTAGGACAAGTAAGCACCGTAGCTTTAGCTGTATCAACTTGTTTAAAACCTTGATTTTTATATTGTATTGTCATGATAAAAAATAATTAAAAGCATCCTGTTCGTTTTTTAAATCTTCTTGAAAAGCAAAATTTAATTGTTGTTTCATAGTTGTCATAGACTCAATAATTTGTCTTTGATTTTCTACATCATAATCTTGTTTTGGTTCCGGTATATAATTAGTTAACTTTGCCATTATGCTCTATTTATTTTTCTTAAAGTTTTAGCAAAACGAGCTCTTTGTCCTAACTTGCCTTTTGCTTTAGCTGCTTTATTTAATTTATCTAGAGGTATCTTCTCACCTTTTTTAATATTTAAAGCTTTTCTTAAAGAACCTGGTTTCTTAATTGCTTTTTTAATGTTTAGTCTTTTTGTCATTATCTTCTCCCATCTGGTTGAGCATCCATTCTAAAACTACCATAACGCCATGTTTGTCCTGCAGCATCGTTTTCTACTTTTAATGATAGCAATCTTCCTCGTGCTCTAGTATCTACTTTTTCTGTAGTGCTGGTTATTGTAAAAGGTCCGAGTGGTGACCCTGTTTGAATATCAGAAGGAAAGTCAGAAATAAACAAAGTTACTTTTGAATTACCAACTAAAAATTTATAGTCAGGCATAAATCTTCTCATTGACATAAATAATTCTCCGTCGTCAATATCAAAATCTCCTGATCTAATAAATGCTGCAATTGCTGTAGTTCCTGAACTATTAACTTGATCAGTTCCTATTTCATGAGCATAGTATATTGATGCTCCGTATTTATTTGTAATGCCGGATATTTCAGAAAAAACCGGAGTGCTTGTTGTTTCATAATCTGTTGCATAAGGTAAATTAAACACACCTTGATCTTGGTAAGTAGTTCTGTCTAAAGAACTAGTGGTCCAACAATTTTCTTGATAATTATAAGTTACACATCGATCTATTTGTAAAGATCCTGCTTTAGGATAAAACCAATTTACCTCTGTGTATAAAGTGTTGGGTGCTGAAAAAACTGTAGCAGCTGCATCATAGTTAATTCCTAAATCTCCATTACGTGTAGTAAATACAAAATCTTCTACAAGACATGGTAAAGCTTTAACAGTACCATCATACATAAAAAATCCACCTTCACCCGACATCCAATATACAGCACCATTAACATAACTTGCTGCGTGTTGAGCAATACATCCACAATTAGTACCGACTTGTCTAACACTAAATGTAAATGGTGGACCTACAAATTGAATAACATAAGCAGCTAAATCAGTTAATACAAATACATAATCTTTACCTTGTAAAGCTGCAGTAATTTTATTTCCTGTATCTAATCTAAATGTTCCCGCGGTATTAGTAGCTTTAGGTAAATAAGTATTAAGGTCTTCTTGATTAGAAAATCTTACAAACATGGGATCTTGAGTTAAAGAGTTGCCAATAGTGGTCTCTGTTCCAAAATGAAATAAATGTCTGTCTCTGTCCGATACTAAAGTAAATCTTGTTTTTGTAGGATTAGCAGATGTAGAAAAACCTGAAGTTGATTGCGAAGCTCTTATCGTTCGTGGATTAGTTGCTCCTGCATCCCACGTAAAAGTTTTGCCGTTTAATACTGTTGCAACTAGAACTTCTCCGAAGTTATCTAAAGACCAATTACCAGGATCTAGAGTTACATTACTTGTTCCTCGTTCTGTTCCCCATGTAGAATCGCCCCACAAATAAGTGCTCCATCCATAACCTTTAGTTTGAAAAGTAGGACCAACTTCAACATAAGGATTAATACTAGCTGATCCTGAAGCAGAGGCAGCGCCAGAAGCATTGACCCTCATTTGAATTGTAAAACTGTTTGCATTAGGAACAGTTAATATTTCAAAAGCCCCTTCAGTGAAATCAGTAGCTACGTATCCTGTAGGAGGAGTAACTGATGTAAACGTTACATATCTTCCAATTTCCAATCCATGACCTGTTTTATTAACTGTTACATTATTTTGACTAGAAAAAGTATCAAATGTAGCTCCAGTAATAGCTGTATCTAAAGGAGTGATATCGTAAAAAGCTTCTCCGTAATATAAAAATAAACCTTGAGATGTTCCAATAGCAGTATATCGTTCACCTTTTAAACTAGTAAATGCTAACTGAGCTCTAGCTGCACCGGGTAAAGTTTCATTGGCCTGTGTAAGTTGTGTCCAACCTCCGATTTTTTCTGGTGCTGTATATCTAAAGCGTACAAAGTCGCCATCTACCCATTGTCCTGGAAGAGCTGACGGTACACTTTGTTTATTAAAACCTGCTGCAAATTTGACTTTTTTTAGTGCCATAGTCTCAAATATATAGGGTTTTTAATTTTTTGGTAGTATTATATTCCAATCTAGCTTGGATATCAAATCATCTAAATGCACTTTTTTTAGTTTTTTTAGCTTGATATAATTAATCAATTCCTCCATATCGACAATAATCCAATGATCACTTGCCTCAAACACCATCTTATCAGCTTTAGAATTAGTCTTTCCTCTTTTACCTAATCCACCATCGGACATTTTAAACATGTCCCTTACATCATATTTATAAAAAGCATTTTTACTTTTTAAATTACCAGCTATATTCCAAGATGTTTTTTCTTTAGGATACTCTATGTTATCTAGATAACTAGAAAATCGTTCAACAATATCCATTTAACTGACGTTTAATCTAACGTTACCAGAAACAGTTATTCGATATTTGTTACTTGTGTAAAATGGAAATACAGTGTGAACTTGGCTAGCAGGAAAAATAATCATTTTACCCTCAAAACTTTTATCTACATGTAAAGCTTCAGTAGCAATCTCGCCATCCATATTTATATTTTGAAAAGCAAATTTAGATGTCATTGGTGTAATATTCTCTGCAAACATTTTTGTAAAATACGTCTCTTCTTTTTTTAAATCATATGGAATTTGCATAAAAACAACAAAAGAATATATACCTGCGTGGTCATGTGGTGGATTGAACTCATATTTTTTTTGATAATTTACCCAAAGTCTATCTAAATAAAAAGGTTTATTATGAGAAGCAAAAGCCAGTTTTCTAGTTCTTTGTACAATTACATCTGTATTAAGAGCTATTCTTAAGAGAAAATCATTAAAACTTACAGGCACTTCGTTAATATTATATTCTTCATTAATATGTCCAATAAGGTTTTTTTTAACTTTTTGGTTTTTCTTTTTTGCTTTATCGCAAGCTTTCCTTAAATCTTTAAAAACTTTATCTGGTAAGTTTATACCTGCTGCTCTTATTGAACTAAGTTTATCAAAAGATTGTTCCCAATTAGTTGTCATACTAATAACCAAATACCTGTATTGTTGTTCTATAAGGAGCCTCTGGATGCAATAAAGTTACTCCATGCCAAAGGTCAGGTGTATTAATAACTCCACTATTGAATTTAGGAACTACCATTTTATATTTTTCTGATTCATCTTTATAATAAAATAATCCTCCAGAATCCACATCCCAAGTTTCATTTAAATAAATAGTAGAAGCTAATTTATAACGGTGGTCTTTATGCTGTGGAATATAACTAAATGGATACCACATATAAAACTGACAATTGTAAGAATAGTCTTTATATTCAGGTTTTATTTTAATAAATTTATTTGTAATGATTTTATTTATTTTTTTAGATAAAAATAAACTAACCACTGCACTTGATCGTTTAACTACGTCTTTATGCCAAAACATATTACTTCGCCATTTAGGTTTATCCGCAGAGGAATTAACTTCTTTCATTATTAACTTAAGTTCTTTATCTGAAAAAAAATTATCAACCAACGTTATCATACTAAACTATACCATCCTGTAATTATATATTTTTCTTTTTTAGATATTTGACCCTTGTGAGTATGATGCCAATCTGATGGCCATATTATTGTCAAACCTTTTTTAGCAGGGCATGTTAACTTTTGATATTTGAACTCAGTGCCACCATTAGCAACATCATTTAAATAAGTCATAAAAACTAAAACCCTATTAATACTAAAAGAGTTTAGCCTTTCATAATGCCATACTTTAAAACCACCTCCAGGTTTATAGAATTGTACATTCATAGGTTCAACAACATTAAACTTAGCATGATAATTTAAATCTGGATATTCTTGTATATATTTTTCTAAACAATTTTGAAGTGCATCATCATACTCTAAAAAAGGAGATAAACCTGTTCCTTTATTTATCATAAAATCAATAGAGTCTTTAGATTCAGGGTCAACAACTGTTTTGCTATTTGTATTATACATTTCCCCGGGTTTTCTATAAGCCTCAGGTAATTCATTAAAACATTTTATAATATCATCACATATTTTAGGATTAATATAATAACCTCTTATAAAACTTTGATCTGGAAATTTATGTTCTTTCATTTATTAAATTTTTTCTAGTTATTGGTGGTTGTGTACTACATTTAATTTTTTTTATAAAAAATACAAGAGTTAATCTCTCTTGTGTAACCTCATAATTACCTGCATGAAAATAACTTCCAGGATAAAGTATAAGTCTATTATATACATTATTTACTTTTACAACTTCTTTAAAACCTTTATTACAATCTTTTATTAATTTTTGATATTTAATTATTTCATTTTTAGTTAGTTTATTTTGATTTACTTTATAAATTTCTTTTTTCTTAGAAGCTAACTTTTCATCATGTTCTGTTGATCTTTTTTCAGTAAGCATATAAAGAGAGGTTCCAGAATTTAAATCAGGTTCTTTATTTAAATAAACTACACCCGCTAGTAATACGTGAGCATCTTGATGAATTAAACCTTTATTAAGGATATGATTAATTTGTTTTTTATTAAAAGGTTTAATTTTTTGAAAATGCATAGTGACATTATCATAACGAAGATCGGATGACATAAGGTTATAATGTAAGGATAAAACTTTAAGAACTACACTATTAAAAAACTCATAATTTAATAAATGTAAAGAACCTGTTCTTTTACCAGGATAGAATCCATCTGATTGTTTAAATTTTAAACTATTTGCTAGTTTAACAACATCATCTGGGTGTTGAAAAAAATCATCTATTACACTTACAGGAAAAAAATTATTCATAAATTTTTATTTTATTATCTTTGTTTACGTGTTCATTTAATAGATCTACAAAATCTAAATTCCAAGATATTATTGTTTTTATTTGTTTGCTGTTTGATTTATTAGATCTATGTGCAAAATGACATGGAAAAAATAACATGTCTCCTTCTTCTACATTTATTGAAAAACCTTCTTCTAAATTATCAGGGTATAAAAACTCTGTTCTTGGCGCATCCTTTGGTAATTCTAAATAATAAGTTCCTGTATAATTTCTAAAATGAGTATGCCAACCATGTGTTTGTTTATAGCCATACTGTTGATACCACAACTTTGATAATTGAACATCTTTATACCCCAAAGTATTTGCAAAATATTTAAACTGTTCAATAAATATATTTCTATACCTTGAAGCCCAAGGTCTTTCCCAATTGTCAGCTAAAGGCCAATCTGATTTTAATAAATCATCACCAAAATATTCATCCTTCTTTTTAAAACTTAAATCTTTAGTGTTATTAATTAAATCTAACAAATCAGATTTAATCTGATCATGAAGTTTCATTTTATCTTTTATTATTAAACTATTAAATTTATATATTTTCATTTAAACTGTGGTCCAGTTACCCAACATACTAACGAATTTCTTTCCCCTTTAGTTATAGGAGTTACTTCATGTAAAGTATAACTTGGAAAAATTATTAAAGTTCCTTGTTCTTTTTTCATTTTTAATGGCTCTGCTTCAGAATATAATAACAAATCACCACCTTCATATGTTTTTGGATCTGAAAGTTGTATAGAAATAGATAATTTTCTTGAGATTCCATTAAACACACAATCTGTATGTTTATCATAAAAACCGTCTTTACCTTTTTGAGCTTTGTAATTAGTAAATTGTATACCTTCTGTAAGTCCAATGAGATCAAATTTAAAAAATCGTTCATTCAAATTTAAAATAACTTCTGTTAATTTTTGAAATAACGGATGATATTTGGCTATAGGACTTATAAAATTTACATAACTATCTCTAATTTTATTATTAATAACTAATTTACTAGAGACACGACCTTGCTTAAGTTTAGATTTGTTATCTTTAATAATTTGTTTGCATTCTTCTGGAGTTAAAAATTTTTCCCACCATGCAAAAGGATGTACCTCATCTTTTTTAAACATCCAGGGATGTATTATTTTATCTTTCATACCAAAAATTATATATTTAATTTACTTAAATATCAACCCATTCAGAATTATCAGGATTCCAATAAAAGAAATTTTCTCCAGATTGAGCTTCCCAACGTTGTAAATCTTCATTCCAAAGAAGTCTTCTTCCCTCTAAATTTGATGGAAAATCAACGGGTGGTTGCCAAGAATAGTTTGACATTTCTTTAGTCCAACTTGGGTAAGGTTGTCTTGGCCAAAAAACTTGATTATCTTCATCCCATGAACTGCCTACTGCTGCACCATTACCTCTGAAAGGTGTTCCGCCATTTGTTGATTCATTCTCAAAAGTATATTTATCGTATTGTTTCCAAACTGCATCTTGCTCGTTAAATAAATTTTTTAAAAAATCTATACCCGCAGCTTCATCTGCAGCTGTTTCACTATTAACTACAGTAGTTTTAATAACGACATTGTTCTCGTCTAGTTGTGCAAAATATTTATTAGCCATTATGGTAAATACGTTCCTGTTGCAGTGTATGTTAATATAGTATTAGTTCCAGACGTAGTCACAGTCGGGCTACCCGTTGTGCCTCCAGATTTAGTATAATTTTCCGTTGGTACACTAATAATTACAACTCCGTCACCGCCAACACCTGGTGGGAAACTTCCAGGGCCCCATCCAGACGCTCCGCCTCCGCCGCCTTTTCCATCGGTTCCGGCTTGTCCGGTTCCATTTCCGCTTCCTGCGCCGGCTCCTCCGCCGCCATTTCCACCTGGTCCGGCAGGAGTTCCAGTGTCACCTCTTCCAGCTCCACCGCCGCCTCCAGCGTAGTCTACAGCTGATCCAGTGATTGAAGATGTAGCGCCGTTACCTCCGGGACCGCCGGGTTGACCTCCGCCGTTACCGCCATTGTTTGCGCCGCCACCGCCACCAGCTCCTGATTCTTGAGTAGATGAGTTTACGTTTCCGCCATTATTTCCTTCTGAAGGAGTATATCCTCCTTGGTTTCCAGATCCTCCGGTAGATCCTGGAGAGCCTGAATAAGCTCCTCCTCCGCCACCAGATCCTCCTGGGTCACCATTTCCATAGTGGTTTCCTCCACCGCCTCCACCTGAAGACGAGAAGGTACTAAATTCTGAGCTTGCAATAGATGAGTTGTCACCATTATCTGCTGTTGGTCCACCGCTACCTACGGTTATTGTAACTGTATTACCAGTTGAAATTTGTTGAGTAGAAAGAGTACGGAAACCTCCGCCGCCTCCGCCGCCCCCAATTGGGCCACCGCCACCGCCGCCGGCTACAACTAAAAAGTCAACGTTATATTGTTGAAAAATTGATCCAGATGTAAGACCAGTTCCTTTTGCTGAAGCTGCTCCAAATGTTCCTAATAGTGGCATAATCTTTCTCCTCCTATTCTATTACGCAAACTGCGTTTGAGCAGCTAACACAGTAAATGTAGCTGAGCCAGTTTTAATAATAGTATATGTATAAGCATCTAATGAGCTAGCATTACCTGCTGTTGGAGCGGATCCACCCTGCCATTCTGGAGTAACACTTGACCCATCAATTTGAAATGCTGAATTATAATATGGTGTTGAACCCATTTTTACAATGTGAGCTATTGTTATTGACTCACCAGTATCCATAATAGAATCTAAAGATGTTGAACCATCTCCTCTAACGTTTAATGTCCAGTTAGCTGCTGCATCTGACGTAAAGTTTAAAACTGCTTGAGTAAGCACATCGTAAGCGATAGTGCCTGTAGCTGCTGTCGCTGCTGTTGTAACTTTTTCAGCAACACTTTGAATTTTACCTTGGCCATTGAAAGTTGCTCTTCCATAACCTTTTGGTGTAATATTTAAATCTATATTAGCATCTCCTCCAGTTACAGATATTGCTGGAGCATTACCCGTAGCCGCGTTACCTATTGTAAATTCGTTAACCGCAGAACCAGTTGTTGAAAATTTAATTTGTTCATTAGAGTTTTCATCTAAAATAGCTTTAGTATTATCAATAATAATGTTTTGTGCATTGGTATCTAAGTCAGCTGAAAGTTGTGGTGAAAAGTCTGATGATAAATCAGTAAACGCTGTATCAACTACATTCGTTCCATCAGAGTAAACCATTTTAGTTCCTTTGTCAGCTGCTGCCCAAGTTACTCCAGTTCCTGAAGAAGTTTTGAACGTTACTGTATAAGCACCTGTAGTTGCGTTATCAACTACAAAAGTTTTTTCAATTGAATCAGGAATAGTTACGTTAACTGCTCCTCCGATTGTTCCTGTTAATTTTAATACTGCGTTTTTACCATTTGATAAAGCGCCGTTTGAAAAAGTTAAAGTTGCGCCTGATGTGATACCTACGGCATCATAACCACCAATTGCTTGTTCTAGAATTAATAAGTTTGTGTTTGTAATTTGTCCCCAAGTTCCTGAGTTTTCTCCAGTAGCTTGAACTGTAAGTTTTAAACTTGCTGATGTCGAATTCGCCATATTTTTATTCTCCGATTTTCTTAATTTATTAAAATTTTATTATAGTGTCAAACTATAATTATGCAGCGTTTGTATCGACTTCCTGCCATCCTGGAGGATCAACTGGTGCTGTGCCAGTGTTGACTTCGTTCCAAATCAATACATTTGTAGCCGTACCTAAGCCAAAAGTCAAGGCATTTCCTGAAGGAAATACTTTAGTTTCAGTTATAACATCTGCTAATGAATTTAAAGCAGCTGTTAATGCAAATCCTGTAACATCTACAGGAGTTAAAAGTTCTCCTGAAGCTGTTCCTAAAGACATAGTCATTGTTTGACCATAATTAGGGTCAGCTATAAATGAACCATTGTTCCATCTTGAATTACCCCAAGTAGCATCTCCCCAAGCCATTGTTGTGTCACCAGCTCCAGTATTTGCATCCCCACTAATATTAAAATTATTTTGTCCTGGTTGAGCCAAACTCATTGACATTTGTTGACCAGTAACCTCTGCATCCGGTGCAGGATCTACACCTGAGAAGTTTTCTGACATAGCCATTGCTAATAATTCAGTTTGACCATTACCCCAAGCTAATGTGCCCCAAGTAGATTTATATCCCCAGTATCCAGGGAGTTTAGATGTTATTTCTGCTTTAGTAATATTATCTCCGATTACTGTTCCTAAAGAAGCTGACATTGCAATGCCTGTAATCTGAGCAAATGCAGGGTTAAAGTTTAACTCTGCAACCATTGGTATACCACTTGGCTCTGCAACAAAAGAAGCAAATGCTTCAACAGTTGCTGGAGCAGAAACAGTTAATGAATTACCTGAAGGTATTACATTTGAATCACCATTAATTGTAGCACCACTAAGTCCTTCTGCCATTGACATTGCAATACCAGTGACTGCGTGTAGGTTTCCTGATTGTCCCCAGGTTTCTGTGCCCCAAGTATCAGAACCCCATCCTACGTTTACGAATGATTCAATTGTTATGCCACTATTATTAAGTGACATCGAAAGAGCTTCACCATTATTCCACTCACCAAAGCCCCATACATTAGCACCCCAAGCAACATTGTTAGGATTAGATACTCGAACTGTTAAATCTTGGTTTTGATTCCAAGCTCCTTGATTCCATGAATGAGCTCCCCATGAATTAATAACCATATCCATGATACCACCCATACCGATGCCATGGACATAACATAAATAATAAAAATCTGTAAAAGAAGATGGTGTTACTTCTACGTATCGAGTTGTAGCCGCATTAAATGTAGTGGTGTTAGTGTATTGAGAATAAGTAACGGCACCG